GGGGTGGGCAGCGCGGGGCGGCTCATTCGGCGGCCTCCTTCGCGCGGTCCATGAGTGTAGCGGCCTGCCACGCGGCCGCGACGGCTTCGGCCACGGTCCGCGTCGTGTGCAGGATGACCTCCTGCCCGGTGTCGCTGGTGAGCGTGACCCAGCCGTGATCGGCGGTCTTGTGGGCCGAACGGACGCTGACGATCCTGTGCAGGGACGCCTCGACATAGCCGCGCTCGTGACGTGTGAACCGCTGGCAGATTTCGTTACCGTCGATGCGGGCGTTGACTGTCAGGGTCATTCGCTCCCCTCCCATTCCGGCTCCAGGTCGCGCAAAGCGGCCATCAGATCCGGGCGAATGTCGTCCAGCGGCACGGGCACGCCGAAGATTTCCAGCGCCGTGACCTCGACCGTCCCGGGGATCGGCTCATGCCAGACCGGGCTGCCCGGCACCCCGTAGTCGCAGGGCTCCATCGTGCAGGTGAGGTGGACCTTGATGGCGCCGTCGTTGTAGACGCCAGTGGCGGTGCGGTATGACCAGTCACGCATGGCGGGCCTCCATCGGCGCGGGCAGCGTGACGGGGCGGGCGGCGGCACTCAGGCGCGCCAGCAAGCGGGCGCTTGCGGCTGCTTCGCCCTCACGGCCCCGCAGGATCGCCAGATGCAGCGCCCGCACGGCTTCGGTGATGGTGTCGTCCATGTCGCCTCTCCCTCTGGCAATCAGGCGTGGCGCGGGAGGCCAGCGCGGTGTGCGTCCTGACCCTTGCGATACCAGTCCATGCCAACAGGCTCGGGCGAGCCGTGGCGCGCATAAGCGCTGGTGCTGTCGGTGCCGCGCTCGGCGTCGCGGTGGCCGTCGAGCCAAGCGCACTCAGCATAGAAGCTTGGGAAGGTGGTCATCTGCGTCTCTCCCTCTGGCCCGCGATCTGCCGTGACTTCTTCGGCGGGCGGTGTGATGCGTTTATACCTGATGTGTATAGTGTGACGCAAGGCAAAAATACACAGCGTGAATAGACTAGGCGGACCACCGCAGCTAGCCTACGTTAGTTCATGCTATGTTCCGGGGGCAGTGTATGAGTGAACGTGAGTTCTTGGCGTCATAGAAGGGCGCCCACATCTCGCCTAACCGCTCCGTGCATAAAATACTTGAGGCGTATATTCAGGTCATGTATAGCATGGGGGCATGAGCACCCTGTCGCAATACCTTGAGCGCGAAAAGCTGACGCAGAGCGCGTTCGCGGATCGCTTGGGCGTCAAGCAGTCCTTCGTGTCGCGGCTCATCCGCGGCGAGGCGATGCCCAGCCTGAAAACTGCCGTCCGCATCGCCGAGGTCACCGGCGGCGCGGTCCCCGTCACGGCGTGGTTTGACGCACCGGAGGCCGCCGAATGAGCGCGCCCGCCAAGACCACCATTCCCCGAAAGGACGCCTGATGCCCGCCACCAAGACCCATGATGTCGTCTGCAAGGTCGGTGAATACCAGGACCGGCAGACCGGCGAGACCAAGAGCCGGTGGCTCAACGTCGGCTCTCTGATGCGTGGTGACGACGGCGGCGTTTTCATCATGCTGGACCGGACGTTCAACCCGGCTGGCGTGCCGAACCCGGATGGGCGGTCGAACCTCCTGTTGTCCTGTTTCGTGCCGCAGAACCAGCGGCAGGGCGGCGGCTACCAGAACGGCGGCGGGCAGCAGATGCAGGCGCAGAGCAACGCCCCGGCTGGCGGCGGTGCAAGCTATGACGATGATATGCCATTTGCACCAGAGTGGAGGATTTGATGCCCGCTTATACCGGCTCTGGTGAAGTGTGGCGTCTTGTTCCTAGCGCGCCGCAATTCCTGGTCTCTAGCGAGGGCCGGATCATGGTGGCTCCGTATTGGGCAGATATGCCGCACGGGGGGCGGAGATCATACGGCGGCGAGCCACGCTTTGGCGTTTGGAGCAAGACTGATGGTCGCTTCATAACCGTTTGGAAAGGCAAAACGTTCAAGGTTCATCAGCTGGTTTGTGAGGCGTTCAATGGGCCTGCGCCGTTCTCTGGAGCGGTTGTCATGCACATTGACGAAAATGCTGCCAACAATCGGCCCTGCAATCTTCAATGGGGAACTCAAAAAGAAAACCTAAATGCCGCTGGTTTTCTTGATTACACGAAAGACCGCAATTTGCAGCGGTCACTTGTTCAGCGACACGACGAACATCCGGAGTCGCGCTTCTGATGACCGGCCACGTCGCCCTCCTGCGCCTGTCATGGCCCGCCCCTGCCCTTTGGCAGAACCGCCGCGTCTCGCACTGGTCCGTCCGGTCGAAGGCCGTCGCAGCTTACCGGCAGGAATCATGGGCCGCCGCGCTGGCGCAGAACGTGGCCGCCATCAAGAGCCCCCGCGCCCGGCTGGCGTTTACCTTCTGCCCGCCCGACCGGCGCAAGCGCGACCTGCACAACATGCCCGCCACGATGAAGCCCGCAATCGACGGCGTTGCCGACGCCATGGGCTGCGACGACGCCGGGTTCCGCTGCGTCTGGCCGGTGGAATTTTCGGAGCCGGTCAAGGGCGGCTGCGTCCTGGTCGAGGTCACCGCTGGCGACGACTGGCAGCACGTCGCGGACGTGGTGCGAGGGATGGTGAAGGGGACGGTATGCTGAGGCCGGGATATGTCTACATACTGACCAACGAAACCATGGCGGGGCTGGTGAAGATTGGCCGCACGTCCCGCGAGGTTGACGTGCGCGCCGCCGAGCTATGGCAGACCGGCGTGCCGTCGCCGTTCGAGGTTTTCCGAGCATTCAAGACCCCCGATTGTGTGCAACTGGAAGCATACGCCCACGGTGATTTGCGAAAGCATCGCGTTTCCAAGTCGCGTGAGTTTTTTCGCGTAGAGCCGTGGGACGCAGCGGATCGCATTCGATTTTGGCTTGAGGTGCAAGGCAACGAGCTGGTCGGGGACATGTTCGGCGGCGCGATTGGTGCGGCTCCAATCATGGAGATTTGCGCGGTCCATGCTGTGCGTCCGATAGCCGAACAAACAGGCGAGAGCCTCGACGTTGTTTCGCACGCAATCTCCATCCTGACGGCGGACGAGCTGCGGCCGGCGATTGCGAGAGCGCGGGTCCAGCTTGAGGCGGAGCATCAAGAAACCCTGAAACGGATCGGCGTGCCGGAAAGCAAGCGGTGGAGCTATTTCGACGATGAATGATCTGACCGAAGCGCAGAACACGACGCTCCCCCTGCTGATTGACCGTGCTGCGACGGCGCTCACGTCAGCCAAGACCAGCGCCGAGGTTCTGGAGGCGCGTGATATGGCCAGCATTGCCTATGACGCTGCGAAAAGTGCTGGCCGCATGGCGCGAGCGAAGAAGGCGCACGAGCAAGTCATCGCCGCCGTCTATCGCGCGCAGGCGGATGCTCTGCTTATCGAGGCTCGCGCCAAGATGCGGCTGGCCGACGAATACGACGATGCGCAGAAACGCGGCGAGGTGGCCAAGGTCGGCAATCCCTCAATCGTTGGAGGCGACAACGATAGGGCGACGGCTGCTGATCTTGGCCTTCGGCGCGATGAAATCCACGAAGCCCGGCGCATCCGTGATGCAGAGCGCAATGATCCGGGCAAAATCGAAGGGGCGCTTTCCGGGATGGTGCAGCGCGGCGAGGAGCCGACCAAGGCCAAGCTGCGGCGAGAAATAGCGCCCAATGATGAAGCCAAACCGGAGCCGGAAGTCGAGGAATCGAAAGAGCGCGTCCGCATTCGCCGCGAGTTTCGGCGGCTGACCAAGGCAGCGCAGGAGGACGAGTTCGTCAACGTCCGCGAGGAAAACTGGACCTTGAGGCGCGAGCTGCGCGCCGCGAAGCAGGAAATCAAGCGCCTTAAGGAATTAAACCAAGAGCTGGCCGACGACGACAAGAACGCGGTGGCGGTGCGCTACGAGGCAAAAGTCAAGAATTCTGAACGCGCCCGCTTTCAGGCTGAGGAAAAGGCCGCCGCCGCGCTGCGGCAGGTCTACGCCATCCAGAAGGAAATGAAGCGCATCACCGGGCAGGAGATCGTGCTGTGAGCATCCAGGAATATCGGGCGTTTATTGCTGCCAAGGCAAACAAACCGCAAATGGAAGGTTTTGAGCCAACCGGCATGAACGCGCATATGAAGCTTCACCAGAGCGAAGCGGTCGCGTTTGCACTGCGTATGGGGCGCGCGGCGCTGTTTCTGGACACCGGGCTTGGCAAGTCGCTTTGTGAATTGGAGTGGGCGCGACAGGTTTCGGAACACACAGGCCGCCCGGTTCTGATCCTGACGCCGCTGGCCGTCGCGGCACAGATGATCCGCGAGGGGCAGAAATTTGGCATTGAAGCGCGGCAGGTTCGCGAACCGGATCAGGTCGGGGCGGGTATCAACGTCGCCAATTACGAGCGCCTGTCGAAATTGGACGCCAGCATGTTCGGCGGCGTCGTGCTGGACGAAAGCAGCATCCTCAAGTCGTTCGCGGGGCGCACGCGGAACATGCTGATGGACGCGTTCCGCGACTGCCAGTTCAAGCTGGCAGCGACGGCAACTCCATCGCCCAACGACCATATGGAGCTTGGCAACCATGCCGAGTTTCTGGGCATCATGCGGCAGCAGGAAATGCTGTCAAAATGGTTCATCAACGACACATCAACGGCTTCGCAGGATTGGCGCCTCAAAGGTCACGCGGTGGAGCCCTTCTGGTCTTGGGTCGCGTCGTGGTCGCGCTGCGCCACGCTGCCTTCCGATCTGGGTGGGGACGATACCGGCTATGTCCTGCCCGAGATTGACCGTCGGGTGCATCAGGTTGAGGCAGATCGGCTGGACGATACGCAGGGGCTGCTTTTCCGCATCCCGGAATTGTCCGCGACTAGCTTTCATCAGGAAAAGCGGCTGACGCTCAAGGCCCGTTGCGAACTGGCCGCCGAAATCTCCACGCACGACAAGCCCGTCACGGTGTGGTGTGAGACGAACGAGGAAAGCGCCATGCTGGCGCGGTTGATCCCTGATGCGTGCGAGGTCCGCGGGGACATGACGCCCGGGGAAAAGGAGCGGCGCATCCTCGGGTTTTCGGATGGCGAGTTTCGCGCCATCGTCACCAAGCCGAAATTGGCAGGGTTCGGCGTCAACTGGCAGCACTGCGCCCACGCGGTCTTTGCCAGCATCAGCTTTTCCTACGAGCAGCATTACCAGGCCGTTCGCCGGTCGCATCGTTTTGGGCAGACCGAGCGGGTTCGGAATGACGTGGTGATTGCTGATACTGAGGCAGCAATCTGGAAAGCCATTCATGGCAAGGCCGAGAAGCACGCTGAGATGAAGCGCCGCATGGCTGACGCGATGCGGCGGGCACAGCAGAACGCCGAGACAAGGGTAAAGTATGACCGCCCGCTTGATTTGGCGTTCCCGGAGTGGATCAAGGGAGAAGTCGCATGAAGGCGCCGGAATATCAGGGGAACGGATGGGCCATCCACGCTGAAACGGATTGTGTCGAGGGGATGCACGCAATGCCGGCGGGCAGCATCGACTGCGTAATAACGTCTGTGCCGTTCGGTGATCTGTTTGTCTACTCGGACAGCGAACGCGACTTGGGCAATGCTGGCGAAGGTCAATCCTTCATGGACCAGTATCGCTTTTTCGCGGATGCGCTGACGCGCGTGCTTCGACCGGGACGGATTGCCTGCATTCACTGCACCGACCTGCCGATGCGAAAGGGCAAGCACGGCGCAGTCGGGCTGCAAGATTTTTCGGGCGACCTGATTCGCGCTCACACGGCGGCAGGGCTCATCTACCACGGGCGCGCGACCATCTGGAAAGATCCTGTGGTCGAGATGCAGCGGACCAAGGCAATCGGCCTTCTCTACAAGCAAATCCGCAAAGACAGCGCCATGAACCGCGTCGGGATGCCGGATTACATGCTGTTTTTCCGCAAGGATGACGTGAACGACCGGCCCATCAGTCACGCGGCCCCCGGCGACAAGGAAGCGGTCAAGATCGCCCGGGAATGGCTAGACGATCTGACCCGGCAGGGACTTTGCGCAGGCACGCCCCCTGATGCCGTGCTGGCCGATCTGATCCGTGATGCGGAATTTGACGTGATGGAGTGGCAGAAACTGGCCTCTCCGGTCTGGATGGACATTCAGCAAGGCAACGTCTTGCGTACGTTCCGGAAGGCGAAGGGGGCGAACGACGAAAAGCACGTCTGCCCCCTGCAACTCGACGTGATCCGGCGATGCCTGCGCCTCTACACTCGGCCCGGTGACGTGGTGATGGACCCGTTCAACGGCATCGGCTCGACCGGATATGAGGCGGTCAAGGCGCGCCGCCGGTATCTCGGGTTTGAGCTGAAGCGTGAGTATGCCGAGCAGGCGAACCTGAACCTGCAAGAGGCAGAGCAGCATGGCGCTGATCTGTTCGCGGCAGAATGAGCATCCTGGCCCGCATCCGCGAGAATGGCGGGGACGCCACCCGCGACGGCTGGCAACTGCGCCTGCGCCGGGGGCGGCTGGACGATGCCGCGCTGAAATGGCTGCGCCACCCGGCTCGCAAGGCTGCGCTGATGCGGGAAGTCTGGCCCTCCTATGACGACTTCGAGGAACGCGCCGCGATCCGCGAGTTCGACGGTGGAATGAGCCGGGCAGAGGCCGAGGAAGCGGCATATGCGGAGGTCATGGCCCGCCATGTATGACCTGTTTCAGCAGCCGAAGGAAATCCAGCTTCGCCCCTACCAGGCTGACGCGGTGCAGGCGCTGCGCAGGCTCATGGGTGGAGGAAAGCGGCGGCTGTTGCTGGTGGCGGGCACCGGGGCGGGAAAGACCCTGACATCGGCGCACATCCTCAAGGAAGCGGCGGCCAAGGGCAGCTACACGCTGTTCATCGTTGACCGGGTGTCCCTTGTGGACCAGACCAGCGCCGTCTTCGACGACTACGGCATCCCGCACGGCGTGGTGCAGGGCAATCACGCCCGCTTTGCCCCGCGCGAGAATGTGCAGGTCTGCAGCGCGCAAACGCTGGCCCGGCGGGAGCTGCCCCGCGACCCGGCGCTGATCGTCGTGGACGAGGCTCATGTCCACTACAAGGGCACGCTGAATTTCATCGAGGCCAATCCGCAGGCCAAGGTCATCGGCCTGACCGCAACCCCGTTCACCCCCGGCATGGCGGACCATTGGGACGACGTTGTGAACGTCATCCCGACGCGGGCGCTGATCGACGGCGGGCACCTCGTGGAGCCGAAAATCTACGTCGCCCGCGCGCCAGAGGACGGCGACCTGTCCCTGAATGGCTACGGCGAGTTCAGCGACAGCAGCGCCACGGCGGCGGGCATCCAGATCCCGCGAGCCCGACAGCCTCATTCACGGGCTGGTGTCATGCGGGGTGCTGACGCGCGGCTTCGACGTGCCCGACGTGCAGTGCGGCATCAGCTGCAAGCCATACCGCAAGAGCCTGTCCAGCCACATGCAGGAGATTGGCCGGGTGATGCGCCCCCACGGCGAGGGCAAGCGGGCCATTTGGCTTTGCCATTCCGGCAACATCGAACGCTTCGCGGTGGACATGTTCGACGTGTGGGAAAACGGCGTCGGCGAGTTGGACCAGTCCAGTCAGCGGGACAGCAAGCCGCGCGAGCGGGACCAGCAGACGCGCGAAAAGGCCGCCTGCCCCGAGTGCAGCGGCGCCTTGCGCGGCAATACCTGCACCGCCTGCGGGTGGGAGCGGCCCGCGCGGTCCAGCGTTACCGTCACCGAGGGCGAATTGCAGGAGTTCCGCAAGCCCGAGGCGATGGAGCCGCGCGCCGGGCTGCGCGCCGCCTGCCTCAGCGACCCGCGCAAGGTGTGGGAAGCCTGCCTCTGGCACAAGCTGACGACGATGCGCGACGAAACCAAGGCCCGCAAAGCCGCCTATGGCCAGTGGAAGGGCATCTATCCCAAGGGGCGCTTGGGCTTCGGTTGGTTCGACATGGCCCCGCCCGCGATGGTGGACCCCGGCGCGCTGTCTCTGGCCGAGCGGGAGACGCGCAAGTGGCGCAAGCAGCGGAGGGCGGCATGAGCCTTCGCGTCCT